CCGTCCCGCATATAACACATATCCCCACATATCCCACCTCGCATTCCTACGTATCACCCACCACCCGTCCCGCATATAACACATATCCCCACATATCCCACCTCGCATTCCTACGTATCACCCACATATCCCTACATGTCCGTCATCCCAACATATCCCAAATTTTATTATATTTGCGACATAATTAAAATATAACATATTATGAACAAAGAAGTTAAATACATGGGGGGGGGATATTTTAACCCTCAGATAAGGAGGGGGTATGTTTAGGCGCAGGACTTCTTCTCCCGGTAAGATCCACTACCGCGTTAATATAAACAAGAATATGTGTCTTGGCGTTGTAGATATATATATTGATGGGAAGCCATATCAACCTGGTTTTAACGGATCTTATCTTGATATATATCGCGATAAGAAGATAAAAACTATAAGCATAAGTGGCCAGATATCATATCTAAATCCGAAAAATGAGTACAATGTTATTTTGGGCATAAGTGGAGGTATTATAGAGGGAACCCTTACGTATCAATATAATTCGGGTATGCATTGCGAGTTGGCTAATAAGGTGATATACGGGAATAGGATAACTAATTTTGTTCCTGTAACGGTGATAAAAGATCCTGGGAAGATCATTAATTTCACTTACAGATCTGAATTACAGACTCAGGTTTTAGATGAAAGTTATGTAAGTTGGGATGGTGATTATGTATTAAACGATAATTGTATAGTAACTGATCTTTGTTCGGGATGTGAATCTTATGCCTATGGGAAAAGTTCTCATGGTAACTATCGAGTAACGGTAAGGATAGTGTAATCCCAAGGGAAGGAGGGAGACCTCGTCCTTCCGGGCCTCCCCCGTCCTACCACCGCCTCCCGTTCTTTTTGGCTTCTCCCTGTCTTATCTTTGACCGGATATCAAAAATTCATATCTTTGGAACAAAACTACAATCATGTTTAGAGACACACTACATAAAATCAAGATCTTCTTCTGCGATGACGATATCGAGAAGATAAATGTAACTTAATGAAGTAGGTGATTTGGCCACTGTCGTGTCTAGGAACTACGTGTATGGCAGGATAAAGGACAGGACGGGATTAAGTATCCGTCATATCAGTAGGATAATAAACCATACTAAAGTCGAGGAGATATGATTAAAGACGTAATGGAGAGGGATATGATAAATGAGATATCCACGTTGTTTGTAATGATATTCACGTCAGGGTTGATGTTTGTCATGCCGATATTAGATATAGGGTATAATGATATCCTTGTCATAATAGGATTCGGGATACTACTATCTTTTATGTTAACCATAATCCCGATCTTGCTTTCTTACGATATAAGGGATGAGATCATTGAGTTGATTGAGGATATGGACAGCCAGATCGTGGTAGACACTTCGGTATATAAAACGAACCTGCCCTAAGTAATTCCTAGGGCAGATATTAATCAATTTGACTTCAAATATGATTCTATTCTATCAGCGGCCTCATTAGGCGTATGTCCATCCCATTCCCATGCCGTATCAAGTTCAGGGATATTAAACAACTCCCAATGCCGGTTCTCATAATGATTGGATATCTGTCCAGTTGGCAGTTCTGCCATTACGATAAACCACCCTCCGCCGAAACATTCCTCACCATCATAATGCCTATGAGATTTACAGACCTTTATATCGCCTTTCTTAGCAAGCTCATTAAAGAAAGCTGCGTTATAAAGCATACGATACCTATATAGTTCGTCAAAGGTATGATATCCGTCGGATACGTTACCCATATCATCCTCGGATGGATCATCAACCCTCTCATATATTTTATTAAACAGATCTTCTTTACACGTATAAATATTACCAGTTTCATCCTTGACAATATAATCTCCAATACTTACTTCGGTATAAAATTGTTCGTTTAATCTCACATAGCATACAGGAAAACAGTATAGATTAAAGTATCTTGCTTTGCCTATTTCAATGATACTTATTTTAGATATATCATCAACCAAATTCTTGACCTCGTCAACATTAAGGCCATTCCATCTTACAGCTTCTATTGATAATAATTTATTTTTATACTTACCCATAATTATTAAAATTATTTTCTTTTAATATATTTATCTATCAGATCTATTGATAGTTTAGCTCCCAGCTCCTCCTCCAACAGGTTAAGGTAGTTCCGATGCAGGCATCCTCCCCGCTCCACCTCCCTAAAGCCGGCTCCGTCCCGGATCCTGACCATCCCTTTCCTTGGATCCATGTCGATAAGATCCCGAAGCTCGTTCATGTTCTTAAACCTGTTTTCTATTACCTTAAATACATCGATCTTAGGTTTCTTATCCTTATCTTTGGACTTTATCTTAACTCTTCCGCTCATATCGATTATCCAGTAACCTTGCATGTAATATGATTCATGTTATTATTGCCGCAATAAGCGCACATAGACGTGAAACATAACAGGATTTGATTGTTTACCTGCTTCTCTCAAACTTTCATTAGTCGTAGTTGACGTATTCCTATCTTCCATATCATCAATTATTTACCCGTACTACCAAATCCATTACTTCCTCTATCAGCCGTTCCAAGATCTTCTAATGATTCCACCTCATCCCATACGATCCGTTCCCGTCTACGGATAAGCAATTGAGCTACTCTATCTCCTTTAGAATAAGAAGGATCTCCATAACGATCTATACGTCTACATACTACCATAATCTCCCCTCTGTATCCCTCATCCACAGTACCCGGAGAGTTTTGGATAATTGCCTTGGTTTTTGTGATACTACTACGTGGACGGATTTCCATCTCATAATCCTCAGGTAAAGCTACATGCACACCAGTATGGTATATAATCCTACCCCCGTCAAGTTCTATGTTTTTAACGAACAGATCCATGCAAGCGTCCTCCTTATGTGCGTACTTAGGCAATATCGCTCCTTCTTCCAGCCATATTTTGACCTTACATGTATCTATATCATTAAGTAACTCAATTGCCTCGTTATAGCTCATAGGCTGTTCTGAGGCCAACGAAATGGCTTTTGCCAATACATTTTTGATCTTGCTCATCTTATCTTGTTTTTAAATTCCTTTCCTTTCGGACATTGTAATTTACATTCCTCGCCACAAGCGGAACAGTTGGGTCTCATTCCGGGCACCCCTCTTCCCCCATACGGCCAGTAGGCATAATCGCAGACGCTCCAGAACGCCTCCATCGCCCTGATCTTGGCATCGACGGTTATCTTCTCCTTCACCTTTTTCATGCTCTTCCTGAACTCATCTTTCATATCCTTCCCTTCTATCTGTCTGGCTTTACGTCTCTCGTTCCACCAATTGTAGTAGAATTTGTCTGCCATCTTATAAGCTTCGGGGTCAAATTTATCACGATGCAGGATAGGTGCGTCCTTGATCTTTCTCAAATTCCTGCCACAAACATAAGCGAGTCCTGCGTACGGAGGTATGTCCTTAGGATCAACCAACCCATCCGGAACGCAGTAGTAGAAGTAGTTGGGGCGGCCGTACCTGACCCAGTCCCCGGTCTCGTATAGGGCTTGCTTCCGGGCCTCGAACCAGCCTTGCATTACTTGGTGCTTACCCTCCTTCTCGAAATCCTTGTTATAGTCAGCCAACGAGATCTTCACCTCAACCTCATAAGCGTACATGGATCTGGTTATAGCCAGATAATCGGACTCCCAGTTATAGACATACAAGTTGTTTATAATCCATCTAGGAGATACCAAGAACTGTCTGTTAAGGATATCCAATATCCCTCTTTCAGTGTATTCAGCACCTTTATTTGATTGCCGTGTTCCCATCTCCTTTCAGAGGATTATTCCTTAACCCAACCGCCATTATAGCGTTCGATACCAATCTCCGTAATCCACCCATATCCTTATCATGGAACGAGAAAGTAGTTAAGTTATGTGATTCAGTAATCTTATCATAAGACTTTATCATCAACACAGCCATATACTCACCCATCATCTTTCCGTTCATGATATCAAGATCGATTATGCCGTGATCTATTAGATCAACCACATCCCATCCTGATGGTAGATACGTTTTTATTTGATTAATGTCCATAGCAAATAGTATTTATAAAAAGGAGGGTCGTGCTACCCTCCTATAGATACACACGAAAAATAGAACTGAAAGCGATCCTAAGCACGTAGGATTTTATTAATTCCCGTAGGCTGTCTACCGGTTATCGTTAATTACCGACCTACGGGAATATGTTTAAGAAAACACCATGTGGGGAGTGGGGGAATCGAACCCTTATCCACGCTACGATTAGGAATCGTAAATTCTATCCGTTAAATTAACTCCCCTTTAAGCGTCCTGATCCTCCCAGACAAGGACACTACATAAATCTAAACTCTAAACCTAATGACAAACATTATTAATCCAACTGTGGACCCGGCCGGACTTGAACCGACAACCTGCTGGTTATGAGCCAGATGATCCAACCAATTGATCTACGGGTCCTAAATACACCACATCGGCTTTCACAAGAGGATGTGGATAGGAATTTCTCGGAGTTTATATAGTAACTTTATGAAACTATTGTCCAACATTCTAGCATATAGCGCCAATCCTCGAACGGGAATGTCTCTACACCAGACCTACCCCATCCCGTCCCCCAACTGTTCTGTAGGACGAAGCCGGCCTTGTCCCAGCCGGTGAGGATAACGGCATGACCTCCCAAGTTCTGTCCTTGGCCTTGCCAGAATCGATTACCATAATTATAGCAATACAGACCTATAACCAGAGGCCCATTCAGCATCAAAGCCACCTTAGCTGATACCGGATCTATGATCCTAGCGTAACTGTTTATTTTCTCCCCATCTACGCCTACGTTCTTGATAGACTTGATAGCGTCACGAAGAACCATCCCGTCTTGATCCTTATCCTCTCTCAGATCATATATATCGTAGGGAGAGATCTTAGCCGGTCTTTTAATAGCCCTTATACTCTTTCTCCAGTTAAGTATCTCAGCTAAGCTTACCGCAGCGCAAATAGGAGAAGATCCTTGATCCACTACGCTATCAACGTTGTTGACCTTATACTCATCAGGGACAGCCTCATGCTGCATATTCATGATAGCGTCTCTGTCATCCACAGGGGATGGTATATATCCTAACCCGTAACTCATTTTTTATCCTTTTTATGGTAATCAATTATCTTGATATTAAACGTATCGGATCTTTGCCTTACCTGTATAGACCCCCTAGCCTTCCCCTTGGCGTCGTATAGGGCGGTGAAGCCAAAGTTATCGACCCGGCCGTCGTCCAGCGTAAACCGCCACTCCTTCCATTGGCCCATCACGGTCCCGGAAGACACTATGGAATCCACCACATAAGATATATCAGTAGTATCATATTCCGTATAGTAGGTTCTTGACGTACTGCATCCGACAACCGCTAAGGTAAATAACGTTAACAAGAAAAACAAGATCTTATTCACTTTTCTTAGATTTTTTACGTTTCTTAGATTTCTTCTTATCCTCCGCCTTATTCTCGACATTTACGTCAATACCGGCATCAGCGACCTCAGGAGCGTTATTTTCAGGTATATCAATATGACCTGAGTTAGGATCCATCTTATCCTCATCAACAACAACCTCATCAGGAACATCGATGTCTAAAATCTCTGCCTCCAGATACTTGATACGATCTGACATAATTTTATTCTGGTCCTCAAGTTCCTTATATCTTCTTCTAGCCTCATCGAGTAATTTAGATGATAGTTTATGTTTCTTCTCGATATCCATATAAGCCCGTTTAAGAGTTTCTTTCTCTTTTACCGACTCATTATATAGCTCTCTTGATTTACTAAGCTCATTCCCCATCTTAACTATATGAGAATCCTTGGAATCTATATCCATATCAAGAGAATCGACAAGCGTATCAAGATACTTTATTTTCTCTTCTAATTCCGTTATCTTCTTGCGGGAATCCTCATAATCTCTTTTTAATCTACTTGAATAGCTAATAGCCTCATCAATATCCTGATTTAGAGTATTTATATAACTACTCTTTACTATCTTCAATCCGAACATTTTTATCACTGTTATAAGTTTTACGAATATCGGCATTTATCTTACCGACTATAATTAACTCAGCTATATGTTTATCTTTCTCGACTATAGCCATATCCTTACGGACATTAGTGACCCTGATCATGATATTCCCGTTATTAGACGAGACGAACGGTGATCCCACCAAAGTAAGTCCCGTATCGCCGGTAAACGACGGCAGCATCATCAACACCCCTATGGTATTATCCGGGAACGATGCCCACACCCCTGTGTCTATATCAAGGACATCACCCTGCCCTAATGGGAAGGCATTACCCTGCTTGATAGGAATATCCTTACCCAACGAGTTCCATGCTTTCGAGAATCTTACGGAGTTAAGGAAGATCTTTCCCTCTTTCTCCACCATCCCTACCATAGGTTCGCAATTCAATCTAACCTCGTTTTGTTTATCATCCGGCTTCTCCTCAAGCTCATCAAGGTCTCTGGCTGATGTAAATGACTTACTCTCCAGAAGTTTTTTTGATATCTTCAATTGTGGCCATATTATAATTTGATTATTAAATACACGATCTTCAATCCTAACTTCAAATCAGATGTCTTTTCGAACATCTCCCTAAGAGGTAAGATAGTAGCGTCAAGATCTGACGCTACCCATTCTCCGTCCTTATAATACATATTCTTTTCCTCGGAATACGCTACACAAGGTCGATGCCCTAAGTTCTTCATAACCGTATCTACCTTATTTTGGGTAGGCATCGAGACACGGTTCACTTTAGTAGATATATTAAAATTGCTTTCCATTAAATTACTCATTTTCAATTAGTTAATTAGAAAGGTAGGTCACTGTCGTCTCCAAAAGGAGGATATTGTGGCGGCTGCTGACCTCCAAAAGAAGGCGCTTGGGCTGTCTGAGGCGGAGCCTGCTGGTATGATGGAGGAGGCGTCTGCTGCGGAGCCTGCGTAGCGTATGACGGTGGGGGCGTTTGCGTTATAGCCTCACCAGCGTTGTTTTGGCTTGCCGACTGAGTAGGTTTCACACCATCTGTCTTAATACTTTGGATATATTTATTAAGTACCTGATAAGCGAAAGCGTCTTGGGTCGTATAATCAAACTTCTTATTCCCCATTATATCAGTACTCTCAACCCTGTCAGGCCATCCATTCTGCCCATTCTTATAATATTGCTGGATAAGCTCGTCCTTACCGTCAGGGGTCTCCCTTGCGTATGAGATAAAGAAATTACCGGGAGCATATTGATCCCCTTTCTTAGCATGAGCAGGATTGATCACTACCTTACGTTTCAGGTCGATATTAGGCAAGCACCTTACCAGTGACTTCACGTAATTATTAATACCTCCTTTTTGAGTCACCAAAGGAACGTTTATAAAGTAATTACCATCCTCATCACTTATCTTTATGGATAAGTATTTGGCGTTTATTCCATTGAACTCCACTTCTCTTACGCTAATATCAGACAAATAACCTTCGATACCGTTCCAGAACACCCTCCAATAAGAAACGGCTCCGGTCTTCTCGTTTATATGCTCCTCGAAACCTTCCTTTGGTTCTCTTGATGACTGATATAATAATCCGCTACCACTTACTTTAAAGTAATGGTTATTACCACCTGATGAATTTTCACGAACTCCCATATTATATATATTTAAAAATTAAACAATAATTGATGATGACAAGAAATATTCGTTCTTATTATCCTCCCCATAAATCTTGTTGAAATGAGATTTATGATCATGTTCGATAACGACCCTATTACATGATATGCTTTTAACTATACCAAGATACCTACCACATAGCACATCGCATATAATATCATTACCGTTATGCGATAAAGCCGTAAGCCTTTCCTTACAAGATCTTCCAGACATAGGGTTCTCTGACATAATACCGCATCCTTTTTCCGTAAATATCAATTTACAATGATCAAATTCATTTATCTTGATATTATTCTGGAGGGCATGGACGAGTAGATCCTTATCAAAGACATAGGTACTTGTTTTGACAAAATGCTCGTCCACGAACCTCCAATTAGGGTAATTCCCATCAAAATGAGTCTCATACATATCCATATCAGGGGTAGAGAAATACGTCCTAGTATCATCGACTTTTATAGATAACGTATCTAGGGATCTATTTATATGCTTGTCAAGCAATAGAGAGGAGGCATTTGATACCGGGATGAATATCTTCTCTACCTTCTCCTGATTTGGAATGAAATACCTGTAAATAGTATTCCTATCTGTACTTACTATATTAATATTAATATCATCAATATCTATAACAACATTTTCAATGCAAGGATAAAGCTCGTTTATCTCCGTATAATTACTGGCCTTGTTAAGTATCGATACATAATCATTCATCTTAACATTAATACCTCCATCAGGAATATTATATACCATAGGGAAGGTATTTACGTCAAACGCCGGACAACTATACTCGCCAGAGGCGTAGTATATGGTAATACTGTCCTTCTTATCAGAAAGCGTGATCTTAATCTCGCCATTCTTCCGCTTTTTTATAAACCTGATAAAAGAGCTTGCCTCTACCAAGAAAGAGAAGTTAGAATCAGACTCCACTTCCAGCCTCTCTATAACACATACCTTGGCATTTACGGAAGTGATATAAGCCAGATTATTGATAACATCTATCTTAAGATCCTTATAAAGGGAGTTGGGACCGGCGTTCTTAACAACCGTCTCCAATTTGCCCAACTTCTCATTTAATGACTTCGACAAGCATCTTATAAGCATAACGAACAACTTTTTATTACATCGCAAATATAATCATAATTATATTAATACAAATACAATAAATACTTAATAGTATTAAAATAGTTTAAACTTACGTCTAATATACTCGGCTATAAGCGTAGCGTCACACATGCCGTCTTGTATCTTAGTAGGTTGTACTCCTTTTCCTGACCATGGTTTCACGAAAGAAACCAAAGGGAAAAGGCGCATGGCACATCGGATGGAGGTAGCCTTCGTGTCTAACTTCGCCGCCGTATACACCCGATCGGCTGTCGTATGAAGTTCCTTCTGCCAGGTCTTTGGTTGCACCTCCTCGAACATGAACCTAACATCCGGGTGAGATCCGTATCGCTCCATCATCTCCACCATCATAGCGAATAGGGCGTTCGGTTCCCGGCGTCTCCCGCCAAAGGTGAAGTTGCTGGCTGCCGAGCTGTTGTGGATGCTATGGACGTCCTCGACGGCGATCGCCAGCGTCCCGCCTCCCTTTTCTTGGATCTTGTCAGCGGCATCGAGGAAGAAGCTTGATATAGCCCTAAGATCTATATCCCCCTTAACCGATATCCTTGGAGTCATAATTACCTTAATATCCCCGTTCTCCGGGATCATGGACAATCCTCCGGTGTCTATACCCGGATCTATGCCTATTGATATATTCATAACTTCAACGTATATAATGAATGGAAATCCTCCGGTCTAAACACCTGTATTGAGTTATCCGGATACATACCTATATAATAACCGTAAAAAGCCCGTAGAATGCCATTTTCTAGGATTATATCCAAAGCCTTTACCTTGTGACCGTCAACCATCACATCAAGCTCCTTGGTTCTTTGGGATATCTTATCAAACCATTCAGGTATAGGATCAATCCCGTACCTGAATGCGTTTACTGTTGATTTTATCGATATATATGTTCCCATGATCAGATAAGATTACAATCGTCACGTTTAACAACCTTAAAATCACCATTGCGAAGGAATATCGCCGCATCAGATCTCGTATACGTAAGAGGTGTATACGATACCAAATGATAAGATGCCTGCCCGACGGCGGGGCGAACCGGTCTCAATACGGCTATGGCTATATCTCCGCCAAGTTCCGTGCCACCGGTGACACCCTGTAGGCACATGTATATGAATCCCTCATACTCATATCTCTTTCCAATAAACTCACTCATGGGAATACCTACGAACAGATAGTTCTTCACATCCCCTTTCTTAACCTCGACAGCGTTCTCTACACTGGACGGTATTACGTCTACAAATTTTACTCCTATTGCCATGATTACAAATTCAATTTAGTTCTTAATTCTTGACACAATTCTTGATTATCCCTCATGATACTTAACGTATTATCGACTCCGTTCCCTACACGAACATCCCCGTACCAGTACCATGATCCTTTACGGATAAAGATACCGGTTTCCTCGCATAACTTCAAAAGTTCAAGTTCCTTATCAAACCCCACGCCATAATACAAGGCTGTCTCTGCTATTTGGAACGGAACGGCTGTCTTGTTCTTCAGCACCTTTATCCTAACCTCATGACCTACTGAAGATCCGTCCTCTCCTAATATAACCTTCTTTCTCGCCATCTCCATACGGATAGAGGCATAGAACTTAAGAGCGTTACCTCCGGTCGTTACCTTAGGATCGCCGTATATAACACCGATCTTCTCCCGATACTGATTGATGAATACCAGAACACAGTCGCTTTTGTTTACGATTCCTGTAAGAACCCTCATGGCTTTGGACATCAAACGAGCCTGCAATCCCATGTTGCTGTCTTCCATATCGCCCTCTATCTCCTTCTTCGGTACCAGATTGGCTACAGAATCTACGACAATAAATCCGACCTTCCCGGACTCGACTAACTTGGCTGTGATGTCAATAGCCAGCTCCCCGTAGCTTGGTTGGGAGATCAAAAACCGGTTTATATCTAATCCCATTTTCCTAGCGTACTCAATATCGAAAGCGTTCTCCACGTCTATTATAGCTACCAGCTTATCTGGATGTTTTTTCTGGAACTCGATCATACTTAACGTACACATCATGGTCTTGCCACAAGATTCCATCCCGACCAGCTCATGGATCCGACCTACCGCCCATCCGCCGCCGAGGGCCTTGTCCACCACCAGAGAACCAGTGCTTTCCCTTGGTATGGATATTATAGGCTTATCATCGCCGAAGTTCATTATCGAGCCTTCTCCAAGCTCTTTATTTAAAGATGATACTAACTCATCTACGTCTAAAAAAAGTTCTTTCTTAGCCATTATAATCCGTATTCATCGAAATTAAACAAATCCTGTTGTTTCTTGATCATATCCTTACCGATATCAGATATCTTTTCTGGATTCAAAACACCCTCATTCTCATCCACCTTCTCTATAAAGTCAGATATCTTATCGCTTAGCAGTACCATATCTTCCTTAGGCACAGATTTCAGATAAAGCCCGTCTATAGACCTACATCTTGAAAGAGCGGTATATATCTGTCCTATTTCGAAGGCTCTGCTGATGTCTACGAATATATTATCTAAAGTCATTCCCTGAGATTTATGAACGGTTATAGCGTATCCTAACCTTAATGGATATTGTATTATATAGCCGCAAGAAATGCCTTCAAGGGAATCATCTACCTGCTTATACTTCATCTTCTCCCACTTCTCTTTGGTTATCTCCACCTCAGTATCGTTATCTAGATGAACATATATCGTCTCATCAACAGTATCTATGCTGGTTATGATACCCATCGAGCCATTGACATACCCGTTGCCGTTTCTGGTTATTATGACCTTAGCCCCTACCTTTACTATAAGCTCATCCTCGCAAGGCGCTACAGGCTTCTCCCCGAATACAGTAGCATCGAACTTAAATACCTTATTATTGATCTTATCAAGATTAGTCTTATTTATCTCATAAGCTTCTTTGTTAGTTGAGCATATAATTATAGTATTATCCATATTATCTGGATACTTGACCCTACTATCCAATATCTGTCTTGACTCGTCGGTAATAACCCCACATCTTATATCCTCAAGTACGGAAAGAAGCTGAGGATCTTTTTGACGGAATACGTTCTCGAAGGTAATGACCGAGAATCCTGACGCTCTTAATGCCTTTGATGAGAAAAAGAACCGGCTCTCATAATATTTGTCGATAAAATCATCCGCCGTCACCACAGGCGGTAGTTGTGATAGATCTCCAAACATAATCAACCTAACGCCACCGAAAGGCTCCTTGCTACGCCTGCATTGTCTAAGTATGTCAGCTACCTCATCAAGCAAATCAGGTCTTACCATACTTATCTCGTCAATGACGATAGTATCAAGATTCTTGATCTTCTTCTTCATAAACGGACTTACATCCACCTTATTCGATAACATACCTCTCTCGATAGAAGGGATATAAGGATCGTTCTTTATAGAGAAGAACGAATGGATGGTCTGTCCACCGGCATTCAACGCCGCTACTCCAGTCGGGGCTACGATAACGCACTTACCCAAGAACTTTACGATACGTCTCATGAACGTACTTTTACCACTACCAGCCCTACCGGTAATGAACAGATTCTCCCTAGTGGTGAAAATCTTCTTCAAGGCACGACCCTGCTCCACGTTTTTATCCACCGTCATAATATGACGAAGGAGGTCGTTTTCATTTCTAAAATCCTCTTTTACCATATCTTTTTAAGTTTATGGTACAAAGATACGAATAGTTATAATTAACTAATTGAAATAAATGTAAATAATATATAAATATTAAATTTTATACCTGATACTCAGGTCATCCAGCCTTGCTCATCTCAGCTGATTTTTTACCTAAAAACACGTTTATTATGTAGTCTGTAGATATCAGAATATACAGCACGCTTCCTTTGTATGATGCCCTTATATGCCCTATAGTTACATTGTTATTGTCTTTCGTGTTAACCACTCCATTGTTCTTCACCACCTCTTCATACAAATCGGATATACTCTTCTTACACATGTCTAAGAACATGCTTATATATCTGTATATAGTGGATTTAGATATCTCTTGCATACCTATGTCTATGAGATTCTTATTCAACTCATTAAGAAGGTATGCTACATTGAACTTAACTGTCTTTCTTTTAGTTACTTTGTATATATGATGTACGTTTCTGGTTCTGGCTCTGAATATTATCTTGGAAAGGATTCTTACCCGATCAAGTTTCCGGCTTTTGTTAGCCATATTCCGTCTTTCGTCTGAGCTTAAATTCTTATTCAGACATTTGTATACGGATCTTTTCTTACCCACGAATATGTCTTTCGTATCCTCATTCTTCTTAGCCTTATACGAGTAGATCATGATATCAGATAAAGCTATTCTTATCTCGCCCTCGGCGTAAGCCTTAAGCGTCTTTAGCTGATAGTCTATATCCTCATGGCAATCCTCTATAACATGTCTGTAGCAGAAATAAGCTATGCCATCGGATAGGATATCTATAAAATCATCGGTATTGATCTCGATACGGTCACGGTAACCATCTCTCATCCTATTTCTTAAAAATACATGCTTCTGGACATTTATGATAGAAAGATAAGCCGTTACCTGCTTACACTTCTTTTCTATAACCATGCCGGAACCTCTTATATTATCTTTCTTGTTTGAGTATTTTACAGCCGTAACCTTCTTCCCGTCCTTATTAGTTACAGGTTTGTAATCTACTGGACAGACAAGTGATCCTGCCGGAAGCCTTAGGCATCCAAGCTCATCTTTTTTTGCTTGTATATCTTTTGGGATATATGCTTCGGTAAGAATCTTATCGAAATTTGATTTCATTTTCTGTAAAAGTGCTACCTTTGTTTCCATGATGTTTTTTTTTTGCTGCGAATATACAAGTTTCATCAATACGAAACAAGTTATTTGGATGGATGGGTAGCCTGTGAAGGTCGCCCATTTGTTGTTTAAGGAGGGTAGGTAATGTCCGTAAAACGCTGTGAGCGTGAACGATCGTTTTTCTCAACCTACTTGTTACGCGCGCGTTAATAGGTATATTTATTAAATATAATTAACTCTATAAACATATACTACTTTCTAATATCTCTATCCGTACACAGAACCTCTCCTGACGTCGAGTTCCTGTGTACTCCACTTAAAGTCTCTATTTAATAAAACATTGCTTTTTACCGCCAAGGTATGGTGCCGTCAGGTAGCATACCGCAGGCTAAACATGGTAGAAGCCGTATCCTATACCGGAAGCCGGTGCCCCGGTAGGGGGATCGGGTGGAGCATAAGCCAAAGAAGAAAAAGTGAGGTCTTGTGCGGTCGCTCACGCTCCGGCCGTCCGTATCTTCTACGGCAGGCTCCATCGCCCAAGGCTTCCCATTTCCCCTTGGCTTTATATCCCATAACATAGCAAGAAGGAATCCAAAGGGAAAAGGGGTGGTCATGT